GCTATTCCACCACTTTGTTGTGCCTTAGCAACTACTTGAGAAGCTAAAAAAGATTTCCCTGCATTAGAGTTACCTTTGATTAGTGTAAATCTTTTCTTGGGTATTCCACCCCCTAGCATTCTATCTAAGTTAGGTATCTCAAATGGTATCCTATCGTATGCTACTTCTTCTGAGTCCCCAGACATTACGTCTAGCTTCATTGTCTTTTTAAGACTCTCTATTAATTCTTTCGCTTCTTTTTTCATCTTGTCCTTTATATATATCTTCTGCCCACGCTAAACTTATAGCTGCGGATTTTATTAATTCAACAAATAATTTTGGGTTTTCTCTTAAGTTAATTGCCTCATCTATTTTAAAAATAGAGTCTTTAGACAACATGTCCCACCAATCTATGTTTCGTTTTTCAATCCCTCTCTTTTCACCTACTAGTTCTTTTTCTACCAATAGTGCTTCTAAAATTGAAAAAGTGTTTGGTGTGTCATAACTCATTCTTCTTTATCTAATCCTTTTATTTCCATAATTTGCCTATCTAACTCTTCGTTTAAATAGTTTGATGCCTCTTGAACGTGTTTTACAAAAGCATCGTCCAATTGTTGGTCTAATGGAAAGTTAGGGTCAATCTCAGGGATTGTTAACTCTGTTTTATGGTATCCACCAAATCTATTGTTCTTATCTAACGGGAACGAAAAATTCTTCGTTATGCTATATTTTGGTCTTTCAACTTCGCTCATCTTTTTCTCCTTTGCCATCTAATAAATTATCAATGTCAGGTCTATTATCCCAAAACCCTTCTTCTGTTGATTGGTCTTCCGCTTTTATTTGAGAAATTAAGTCTTCATCAAACAAATGCTCGGCACCATTTTGCATCAAAAATCTAGCTTCATCTTTTTCTTCTTCGGTTTCAATAATGCCTCCATCTCTTGTCAATTCTACCCCAAACTCAAAGCCCTCTGTATAAGAAGTAGAGGTATCATTTCCCGCAATGTCTAAAACAAAGCGTTTTATTGATTGTTCATCCCTTTTGTCACTTAATTCATCGTCAGTATTTCCTCTTGACATATATCTTGCGGCATCAATTACGCCCCTTTTAAAATCATCAATATTAATTTTAGTTTTCACTCTTAGTCTCCTTATCATAAAAATGCAATAGTAGAATTGCATAATGTATTATTTTTAGTATATCTTTTCTGGGTGTTCCTTTTCTATCATATCGTGAAGCATACTTTAAAATATTACTTCTACAAAAAGCCTTTGCATCACCACATGATTCTATGAAATCTAATGTTTGGACATCCCCTTCACTATAATGTTGCCCATAAGTATTACCTATGTATTTCTTAACCTCAGCTAAAATTCTGTCTTCATTGAATTTCATATTCTTTATTATATATTATTTTCCGGAACACTATCCCAATCAATCCAATCATCTTCTACTTGTTTTGTTGGAGCTTGTAAGGCTGACTTAGTTGCCCAGGATGGGTTTAATAGCTCCATATCAACTTCTAAGGGTATGTCTAACGTGTTGGTCATAAGAAGTTCCTTAATCTTATGCGGCACATCTTCTAATTCTGATTCATGAATTTCACATATAATCTCATCATGTACTTGTAGTAGCAAATTACTTTTCTTATTATCTAAGTATTTATCAACCTCTACCATTCTTTCAGATAATAAATCTGCACTAGTACCTTGAACTAAATAATTTACCCCCTTATATGCAAAGTCACGATTCAATTGGTAGACTCTTCCATACTTATTCCTAACAAACCCTGTTCTCCCATCACCACCTACCTTTGTAGATGAGGTGTAGAATATCTTTTTAGACACATCTTCAATAAATTGCTTTGCACCCTTCATGCCTTCAAAATAACTTTTCTTATATGCCCCTGCTTCTTGTGGAGTTGTGTTTATTTGTTGTGCCAACTTCTTATTACCTATTCCATATATAGTCCCAAACGTTATTGCTTTAGCAGCCTGTCTATATTCTTTGAAACGTGCATGGTCTTCATCAACCTTGAAAGCCAACTTAGCGGCCTCACTATGAAAATCAACATCACTTTTGTTTATAATATTGTCGATTTCGTCATTAATACCCACATTATTTCCTTTTTCGTCATATAAATACCTAAAATATGAAAGAAAAACTCTAACTTCCATCTGAGAATAGTCGAAACCAACCAAACGATACCCTGGTCTTGGTACAAATAATCTACGTATTGAAATATCTTTGTTGTTTTCTTCTTTGTAGAACTCGTCCCCAATGAATGCCCACGTTGAAACTACATCATTAGATAAACGTTCATCCATTGATATACCCTTTGGACCAATCAAAGATGCTATTTTTTCTCTAGTTAACTCTATGTCTTCTTCAGAAAGTTGTTTTTCTTCTAATTTAAAATGATTTCTAGGAATATTTTGTAAATTAGGGTTAGCACTAGATAATCTACCTGTAGCTGCACCCCAATTTTGAAATTGTGTATGCTCTATATCTTTATCTAAATAAGGCTTTATGTAAGTAGACTTTAGTTTAGCTAACGTTCTATATTGCCTAAGCAGGCCTGCCATTCTATGATTAGTATTTACTAAGGCGGCTTCTCCCCAAGACTCTTCCCCCTTTGGGGTTTTTACTGAAGAATGTATTGGGGGGTTCATATTATTGAAAACTTGTCCTATTTGTTGTGGACTTGAAATATTAAACTCTTCTTCTGTCTTACCTGATATAGTTAATATTTCTTCCTTTACAACCTTTAACCTGTCTTCTAATAATTGGTCAACGTTTTGTGCATAATTGCTATCTATTAGTATTCCCCTACGCTCCATTTTATATAATACCTTAGTTAATTCTATTTGTAGATTTACCACTTTATCTAGCCGCCAATTTGATACATACGCCTTACACTTTTTATATAACTTTCCTGTGTAATACACATCTTTTTTGCAATACTCCCCTAACCAGGAGGCTGGTGCTAAAGAAAAATCTTTATTCCATTTATTAGAACGAAGCTCTTTTTTAGTATCAATATCATAACTAGCGTGCTGTTCACCAAAGTGTCTATGTATTGCTTTAGTAAGTCCTAATTGCTTCTCATCTGAATGCTCAATCATACGAAGCATTACAATTGTGTCAATTATCTTTTTATCGTCTACAACTAACCCATCTGCTTCCATAAAATGTAAATCAAATTTTACGTTATGTCCTATAAATGTTGTAGCATTATTACTCAATATACTAATCAAGGTTAGTAGTTGGTCATTATCTAAATTCTCACCTTGAGTATGTTTATGCCTAAATGGGTAGTATTGTAAAAAATCTTCTTTTGTAGGGATTCCAATACCTACTCCACAGAGTTGTTGATTTGAAAAAAGGTCTGTTCCATTAGATTCTATGTCAATGATTACATTTGAATCATCAACTAAATTATTTAAGAGTATTGTTATCTCTTCATTAAAATTCTCTTGTGTTACTATTGTCATTTATAATGTCAATCTTTATCTTAGCTTTTTCTATTATGTCTTTAGCTAGTGATTGTGCGTATTGTTGAGTTACTACTATTCTCTTTACCCTGCTATTAGCAAACATCTTAGCACACGTTATACACGGAGATATTGTTAGATAAGCCGTCAATTCATCATTCGACCTCAATTGTAAAAAAGCATTTTGTTCTGCGTGAACCGCAAGACACTTCTCAAGACCCTCCCCACTAGAGTATGAGGCTCCTTCACAAGGATTATCCAAACAGTGGTCGAAGTGCGTTGGGACTCCATTGTAACCAGTCGCTACAACATGATTACTAGAGTCCACCAACACACAACCCACTTTTCTTCTTCTACATGTAGAACGTTCTCCTACCAAACTAGCCATTTGTAGGAAATATTTATCTACACCTATCCTAGAACTGTTTTCCATCTTCACCGGCATTTATGTTGAGTTCAGACTGTTCCGGCATTTTGCCATATCTATCCATGTAATACTCCTCAACTCCTGGTAAATCTTTTACTTCATCCAACTTGGCTTTAGGTATCCCATCCGTTCTTGTAGTACCGGTTATTTGATAAGTAGTAGCTAATTCTACACCGCTTCTCTTTATCCTTATAACTCCTTTATCTAAAGAACCCCACTCACCATAAACGTCAGTTAATTGATTCCATAAATAGTTACCTCTACCAAACCCTAAAGCAATTAGCCTAAAATCATTCACAGTTTCTTTGAATACTTTTCTACCCATTGCTCCTTCAATAACTTCCCACTCTAGGTTGTTAGGGTTGAACGCATGATTTATTTCATGTACGTAAGCCCAAAAAGCAAATTTCCTTTGAAGTCTAGCTTCTTCAGGCAATGCACTTTCGTCTACATCCTTATGTTTCATTAGGTTAGTCCATCCATTTGGACCTCTAAATGTGTATAGTTGAATCTGTGATAATTTATTATCATCATCGTGACCTGTAGCTAAAGAAGAAATAAACACCTGGTCCCCATCTTTAGGGAAAACTTCCCTGCTTTGGGGTCTAGGATTGTCTATTCTTTGCTGTTGCTCATCTAAGCCTTGTTGTATGTTTCTTATTCCTTGCATTATAACTCCTCGTTAAAATATTGTTTTACTATTCATTACCTCATGTAAAATATCCACGTCTCTTATTTCTTGAACATCTTTATAATTTTTTGGCATGTCTAAATATGTTACCAAAAATCTATCCTCCATGTCAACAATCGCTTTATCCATGCCTTTAAATCCTGCATCATCGTTATCTAAACATAACACCACCTCTGATGGATTATATTTTGATATCAAATCAACTTGTGCATTAGATATAACTGCCCCTAAAATACCCATCGCTGGGTAACCATTTTGTTGTAACCATATACAATCTAAAGAGCCTTCCACCACATATATAGTATCAGCTTCTTTTATATGATTAGCACCAAATAAACATTGTGACTTTCTAAACCCTTTAGAATACATATACTTTGGTATAGCTGCTTTACGTCTAGTAATCCAACCTATATCAATGCTATCTCTATCCTTTACTGGTATAACAAAATCTTGATATTTATTAACCTTGCATTCCCAAGAACTAATTGTTTCTTTAGAAAAACCTCGTCCATAAATCCAATGATTATTAGGCACATTATACAAAATACCTGGTGCCGGAACATTTACATGTTCTTCTTGTAAATTTAAAGCATCCTCATATAAATCTAAGTCTAAGTCGTAACTCTTAAAAGTATCTACTTCCTTATTTATCTCATCCCAGGATTTGTTAGATATTTTTTGAATGAAACTTTTTAAGCTGCCTTGCCCACATCCAGCAAAACATATCCACACTCCCTTGTCCAAATTGATTGCACAAGAAGCACGATTGTCTAGATGAAAAGGACAAGCAATCATAAGCTCATCTTCATACGACACATCAACTCCGTATTTATTTAATATTGAATGCCAATCTACCATTATCTATCTTTCGATAATTTTGATGCAAATATAACTATTTTATTTATAAAGCCGTTTTTATCTGTGAAACGTCTTTTTTCAATATCACCAATTGTAACTGGTGTCATAGGTCTATTTGGACCCTTACTCTTAAGGGTTGTTACTACAGTGTCTTTATTTTCACCTGTAATCCAAGACAAAATTCCCATTATAATCCTCCATTAAAAATTCTGATTGTTTGTAAATCCTTCCATATCATTGGGTATTTCTACAGGGTAATCTTCTAGTTCTTTAATGTCCCCATAATTTATATCCCATTGCATTGCAGTTAAATCTTTGTGTAAATAACCATCACGATACTTTTGGAATTGGACTAACCTTTTATCCTCAGAACCTTTCACTTTACACATAGATATAGCTACGTCAGAAGCTCTTATTAAGGCATCCCCAAAAGCCACTTCATTGGCTTTAGGGGGCCTAAACATACTAGAAGCATCTCTATTAGCTTGCGTTGAAACCAGTATAGGTGTGTTTGTCGATGTGGCTAAATTTTTTAACCCATAAAACAACATGTGGCTTTGTTCCCACGCTTGCTTAGAACCTTGAGAAACAGAAATCAAATAAACACCATCAATGACCACAAACTCCGGATTGTGTTTTCTGATTAAACCTGCAATAGCATTAAGTGAAATTCCCATTTCACCTACAATATGGTCACACACTAATAAACTCTTAGTATTAGATTCTTCAAGGAATCTTTGATACTCTACCTCGTTTATAGGTTCACCATACCTTAAATTTCTATGAGAAAAATTGTAGTTCAGCATTCGACCGAGAACTACGTCCATTCTCATATTAATAGCCTTGATTGGCATTTCCGAAGAAACTAAAAGTGTTCTCTTGCCTTGTACAACTGCCGTTGCCGCAGCATGAACACACAACCAAGTCTTTCCTATTGTGGGTCTTGCGAAGGCTGCTATCAAATCCCCTGGCATCCATCCGACACCTTGGGTATTGATAGAACTAAAACTAGTTCTTACACCCATAAGACCTTCGCCCATCTCCCTTATTCTAGTACGCTCTTTATAATCGTCAAGCCTTGATAAGTTACCATCGTCATACGCTTCCACGTCCTCATCAAAGTCAACGTCAATATCTATAAGCTTTACCATTAAATCTGATAAAACTTTTTTAGGGTTTTCTTTTACCCTTGAACCATCTCTCCCAACTTTTTCCCTGATACTACTTAAAATAGTTCTTTCTAATACATGTTGTTTAAATTCTTCTAATGAATAATCAAAATTAGAACTATACGCTGAACTATCTAATGTTGG